ATTTTCTATGATAGTTTTTAACATAGCACAACCAATACGTTTCAATGCAGGTGTGGTTCTTATGCCCATTTGCATATCTCCACCACCGAAGCCACTGCCAGCAATTTGACCAGCTCGACCTTTCCATTGTGCTCTTAATATATTTGTATACTCCATATCGTGATGAAGTATATCTATAACCTGTCCACCAACATCATTTATCTCTGCTAATACATGAGCTTCATTATAAGCCATAGCAGCATTAAAGATAGCTTTAGGATATAAAACTGGTGCAATAGTATTGTTTCTATATGTAGCAACTACTTTGTATGGTAGTTTTGTTACATCCATTACTATAAATGCACTATAATCATTACCTACACCTCTACTTGTATCAGCACATAATGTGTATATGTGATCAGGTTTTGGTTCTTCAAATACTTTTAAACTTTCATTAAACTGTTTAGGTTCTTCAAATACTAAATGTCTTAACTTATGTGGATCAATTAATGTATCAGCTGACCCTAAGAATTCACATTCGAACTCAACAGCAAATTGTTTCTCAGAAGTGTTTCTGATTGTTTGTTCTTTCCATTCTTCATCTCTTCCTGGAACGTCCCACCAGTTAACACTCACTGTAGCATAGTCATTGAATCCTTTTTCAGCATCATGCCACAACTTATAAAACATATTCATACCATTAGGTGTAGATGTAATTAACACTCTAGATGTTCGTCCAGATGATATTGTAGGATATACAGAACTAAAAAACTCATCTTGTACCGTTGCGGGTACGAATGCAAACTCATCTAAGTATACTAAGTTAATTGACATACCCCTTACAGCAGATGCTGATGTAGATGATGCAAAGATTTTAGAACCATTCTCTAGTTCAATGTTACCTTTGTTCCATTCTACAATACCTTGTTGTAAGAACCATGGTAAGTTTTCATATGCTAATTGTAATCTTGATAAAATCTCTCTTGATGTTGCAGCTTTGTTAGCAAGAATAGCAATGTTAAAATCTGGATTGAATAATGCATAGTGCATCATAATTGCTACCATCGTAGTTGTTTTACCAGTCTGACGAGGCATCTTACAGATAACAAATCTGTTGCTATCAACAGTTCTCATTATTTCTTTTTGGTAATCGTATGGCTGATAAGGCACAAGACCTTCATCGATGTTTACAATCTTGATATATTTTTCACAAAAGTATACTACGTCTTTACTACACCTAACTATTTCTTGAATCTCTTCTTCAGAAAAGTCAATAGTAATGTTAGCTTTCTTTAGCTTTGGATTTCCTAAGTAATGATCAGCCATCTTTTTTATTTGGTTTTATTTTTCTAGCACCACCCTCTAATAGTTTAGTAAGGTCGTTGGTGCTGCCTACAAATAAGTTATTAGTAACTTTAGTATTTTTATTTTCTTCTGGTTGTAGGTCTTTCATTTTTTTCTGTACATCTAATAAGTCTTTGTTAGCAGATGATAATGTTCTTACTAAGTCTGCTACTACTTCAAATGATCTTGGATGCTGTGATTGTTGAGCAAGATCCACTATTCCATTAAGTGCATCTGTTCCTCTTTCTATAATGTTGTATAAATTCTCTCTAGCATATTTAAAGTCATTCTCTATAGATGGATCCACTTTTGGTTTATCATCTACAGGCACGACTTCACCTTCCATAGGTTTTATGTCTAATGCTTTGCTTATTGGGTCGTTATTCTTCGCCATTGAAATAATCCTCAAAATCCGTTATAACGGAATAATTATCATTACTATATATACCACTAACCGCAATTGTTGCTGCTGCATTAGTGGTTGGATTTCTAAATTGGTCTAAACCAGGTTTCTGTTTTATACCTACTGCTGCTGTATTAGATGTAAGAGTTGAATGTATATTGGTATTAACATTTTTAATAACTCCACTTTCTTTTACAGGTCCAAATAGATATGCTCTCATAGTAAAATTCAAATTCCATATTAATGCTCTTCTAGTCTCAAAATCACCTTCGTAAGTATCTTGAGATGCTAAACTATTTAGTACGACAGGAATATCAACTTTATAATCCATGTCAGGTATAAGGTCAATAGTACTTGTCCATTCAGGTGTAAAGAATGGAACTATCTGTTCTAAAATTTGAGTAGCATCTTCTGCGTATCTTGTATAAAAGTTCAACTCAAAGTTAATGTCATATGGTACAGGTGAATACATCCTTTTAACATTATTACCTGTGGCTGGATCTTTTACTACTTGGTTAATTGTATTTAATTTTCTTGATGGATCATACGTTAAGTTAGTCATCTCAAAAGATATTCTAGGAAGTAAGATGCTTTGTTTTTCTGTAAGACTTATATTTTGTTCTAGTCTTGCTGTTACTTTTTCTCTTGGTGCATAAGTTAACGGACATTTAATTCTTTGTATAACATTTCCATCACTGTTTCTTCTATTGATATGAATATCATTAAACAATGTTCCAAATAAAATTATATACTTTCTTAATGAAGCATGGTAGAAACTATTTCCAAACATTAGAATGTTCCTCCTTCACTGAATGGATCTGCGTCACTAAAGTCAATAAAGTTATCTGCACCTGTTTCTATAAATGTGTTTTCACTATCTGTAATGTCATCTTGGTCTAATGCTGTACCAACTCCATCTAACAGAATTCTATGTCCTGATTCTATATGGATTGGTAGATCGCCGGTCTCCATCATTAATTGGTTATGTAAGAATACATCTGTTGATCTTGTATCTTCTAATACATCAATATCAGCAATACCTGTATTGAATCTCTCACCAGAGTACTCAAACATTTCTAGTCTAACTTCATAGAATTGTAATGAACCCATTTGATAAAAAACTGGCTCATGTTCTACAAAGTTTACTTGATACATTTTTTTGTTGAGTGGGAAGAAGATTACATCTCCTTCTCTAGGTCTTTCTATGTTTGCTAAATCTTCTCTTCCAACATCTTGTTCAAATGTTCTTCTAGCAACTGACATAGTCATTGTATCTCTTTGTTCAACACCAAACTTAGATAAGAAGTCTCCTTCTCCTCCAAATCCTTCTACTGTGTTGATATACATTGGTACTGTATAGAATTCTTTAAATGTAGCTAACTCATCTTCTCCATATAGACTATCATAGTCGCCATATGTCTTTGGAAGATAGTATGCTTCTATACCATAGATGCTTATTGATTCTATAATTAAATCTTCAATTAAGTCTTGTTCTTGACTGCTCTCAAAGTTATTAAAGAATACTGATCTGTTAGACATTATCTACCCCACAAAATCTTCAGGTGGATATGAGTACGCTGTTGCCATTTCTTCTTCTAGTTGCTGTCTTTCTGCAACGGCGTCGTCGTATATCTTTTGCCCGTTAAACTGAACTCCTCCAGGCAATTGCATGCCTTCAAATTTAGTTAAGTTAGATCCCCATTGTATTTTTATTAAACAAGCAGCATATCTTAAAAGCCACCTATCTTTCCATACGTCAGCATAAGTGTCTGGATCAATAACTTTGTATGCTTTTACTACAATAGTTTGTCCAGCAACTAATCTGTCCCAGTCCATATCTACATGAACTTGGTTCATATGTCTACTGTATCTTATTCTTTGCTTACCTACTAGTATTTCTTCGATCATACGTATGTTTTGGAAGTTCATATAGTAAGGGACCAGTTCATACCTAGAAAGGTCGTAGAGGTCGTTTAAAGCGATCTGATACCGTATATTAAACAAGTTATTAGTTGATAAAGCATCACCAATATCAAACATATCAACTACACCAATAATGTTATCTGGAACAGTAAAATACTTATTAGTTTTATCTGTTTCTGTCACAACATGTTTATAAAAAGTATGCTCCATACCATCAAAGTGATAATCTACATAATAGTCTAAAGCCTCATCTACTCTGTCATCTACTTGGTCTTCATCAACGTTTATTTCAATGACAGGTTTACCCAACCTTCTTAGGCAGTGTTCTTTAAATGTTGCTTTACTTGTAGGTCTCATATTATTATTTATTCTCCCCAGCTAATGTCGCCGTTGGCATAATATACTTTAAACACTCTTCCTGTGTTATCTTCTAGGTCAGTTCCTATTCTAAGATCACCTTCAACATCAAGTGTTGCTTGTGGATTAGTAGTCTGTATACCTACTCTATCCGAAGAAGTATTTGCGACTACTAAGTCATCATTTTTATTTTGACCCATTCTTACTACAGCTTGAGCTTGAGCTTTATTACTCTTAATCTCTACTTGAGCTGCACCAAGGTTCTTACCTCTACTATCATCTGATAAAAAGTCTGATAAATGTCTTGCTTTACTTGCCATATATTATCCCCATGCTACATCACCGTTTGCATAGTATACTTTAAATGCTCTGTTATCTCCATCAAGGAGAGTATCGTTTACTGTTACATTAGCTCCAAAATATGAATTTCCATTTACAGAAAATACATGAGCTGGATTAGCGTTTGCTATACCAACATTATTATTAGCTGCAATAGTTATGTTACCAGTCGTTGCAATACCATATGACAATACTTGTAGTAAGTCATTATTAGATGCTGCTTGTGTCAAGACAACATTGGCACCATTGC